GCCGCGCCAAGGACGGCTCGCGCCGTGTGCAACCGGCCAGCAAAAAAGGCGACGCCTACTGCAGTCGCAGCGCCGGTCAAATGAAAAAGCACCCGAAAGCAGCCAAGAACCCTAACAGCCCGCTCCGACTCAGCCGTAAGCGCTGGAAATGTGCCGGCACCAAATCAAGGAGAAAGTGATGCCAGGTAAAGGCCTATACGCAAATATCGCAGCAAAACGTCGTCGAATTAAGGCGCAGAAAGCGGCCGGTAAGACGCCAGAAAAAATGCGGAAACCAGGCACGAAAGGCGCCCCCACGGCGAAAGCCTTTAGAGCGAGTGCAAAAACCGCAAAAAAACCCACTCGGCGCCGCTAAACGTACCGATTCGCGTACACCCAGTCTGGTGGGGTGCCGTTGCCACAATGCTGAATGAGGCCAGACGGCAATGAACACAGAGCTGATTAATCAGATCGACTTCAATATCACAGACCTGTGCAACCGCACCTGCGCGTTCTGCCCTCGCGGCAATGCGGAGATCTACCCAAACAACAACGAAAACATGACCCTGGAGCTGTTCAACCAGGCCATGCAGCAAATCGACGACGAGCGCTTCACGGGCACCATCATCATTGCCGGTCGGGGCGAAAGCTCCAATAACCCTAATTTCGTACAGTTTCTCGAACGCCTGCTGGCGCCAGGGCGGCGCTACAGGACCCAGGTCACCACTAACGGCTGGAAACTCGAAAAATGGTGGCCCTGGTATCGCCAGCTGGACAACCTGGTGCTCAACACCTACACCACCGAAGCAGATTTTGAAGCACGGCGCGCCAAATACCCGCGCTTGGACAATGGCGAACGCATCGAGGACTACTACAAGCCCGACGGCCTAGATATCGCTCAGATCAATGTCGCAGCGGACTTTGCCGACCCCAAAGGCAGTCCGGTGCGGTTCAAGCACCAATTCAACCACCGTGGCGGGCTGATCGCCGGTGGCGTAGCCGTCCAAGGGCCGTGCCTGCACCCGCTGCGAGGTTTGTTTATCAACTTCACCGGCGAACTGCAGATGTGCTGCAACGACTGGTCATACCAGATCGGCTTTGGAAACGTCAAAAACGAGAATATGTTCAAAATTTTTGAGCAGCACACGGGCTATCGTGAAATCGCAAAGCGGCTTATGAACGGCGACCGCAGCGTAGCTGCGCCATGCGCAGCATGCGACGTGCCGTGCAGTGCGCCGGACGTAACTGAGCACTACAGAAAAAAATTCCGGTGAGTGCGGGCCTAGTCCTAGCCCCCTCCCCCCTGGTATCGCTTGAGGGGGGGTCCTAGTGTTCCACGGCGTGTTCCACGGCCCAATTTAACATAATGGTAATTACGCGCAATTCTGCGAGCTCGTAAGTCATTGATTTCGTTGACCTAACAGTTTTTCGCGTAATTATCTGCGGTGTTCCACGCCCAAACGCCCCTTAACCCACCTTGCCATCAGCGATTGTTCCACGGCCATTTCCTACGCACGTAGACGGTTGCGCGTCGCGGTGTGTCGCGGCTTGGTTTCTACAACCGATAGCCGGCTGTCGCCTGCTGTCTGGTATAAGTTCAACGTGTAGCGGTCCTCGTTCCTGGTGTTCCTGTAGCTGTGTACTTGACCATCGTTCACCCAGGTTACTAGGCGGTTTGTTTGCCAGGTTACATCGGCGTGGTCGGCGAACTGTGTGCCATCACCATCATCGGGCCACAAGTACACGACACTGCTGACTATCTTCGTGCTGTGGTCTGCGTGATCTGGATACCAGTAGCCAGGCTCAGCCCTTACGATAGAGCAGTAGAACTGACCTTGGACCTTGCCAACTCTATCTTCGTAGGCTTCACGTATCGACGTGTTGATTCTATCACCGAGCATTGCCTCGTGCTTGCTCCCACGTTCACAAGAATCGACGCAGTGATAATCGTACTCGTCTTTGCTTGCTGCTATCCAATACCATAGCCAGGCCGGCAAGAAGTCATCAATCGTCTTGATCATCGTGCTCGATCTCTTGCATCACGCTGATGCTGCGCAACGCCTCCAGGTGCTGATCACCAAGAGTGATGTTTACCAACGGGTCTTTACGATCACGCCAGTCTGGGCTGATGTTGCCGGCAAGCCATTTGCGCGTATCGATGCGTAGCTTGCGAACCTGGGCATCATGGGCATCAATGGCGCCGTCAGCTATCGCCAGGGTTTCTTCTGCCAACACGTCAGCGTACAGCCTCCTGGCTGACATATAGCGATCACGCCGACCGTCAGCGCTGTCTAGCCATTTGTAGAAAGCTCGCCGGCCAACCTTCAACTCATCGATGGTCGGCACTGTGCCCTTGCCAGAGGAGATCATGCCAAAGATTGTTTCCTCGCCAACCTCATCCAGTGTACGCATTTGCGCACGTATTATGGGCCTACCTGTCATCCCATGCTCCTAAGTCATTGATGATGTCATCTAAATCGCTGTCGTAGCCTGCTTCACGCATATCAAAGAGCTCTTCACGGCTACGTTTCTTCACAGGTTTCGTCCTTACGGGCTCTTGCTTCGTACTCGCGGCGGGTTTGCTAGGTTTCGCTGCCCGCCCCTCGCGATACTCTGTGGTGTTCCACCGCAACCCGCACCCCAAACACTCACGACGCCGTGTAATGCGCTGTGCGGTCTTTTTACTGTCAACTACTCTGCTGCCCTTCTTACACGTTAAACAGTCCATTCATCCCCCTAGTGGCCCTCAGAAGGCCCATCCAACTGCAATAGCTGTCTCAACTGATGCATTGCGTCGCCTTTCGTCACCATGTCGGTGGTGTAGCGCAGAACCCTATATCCGTGCTGCAGAGCCAGGTTGTACTTCACGCAATCGTTTCTGAATCCAACGCCGCTGGTGTGTCTGCCTCCCGACCAGGTGCCGCCCTCGACCTCTACGATTAGGTCAGTGCCTGTCAGCTGAAAGTCGAACCGAAACCTGCGCTTCGGTATTAGCTTCAACTCGCGCTCATATGGCACGCCTGCGGCGTCCAGCTGCGCGGCCAGACTGTCCTCTCCACGACTCAATGCATCACTCCTGCATCACTAAATTTGCAGCAGCAAAAACCTGCATCAGTAGTAGTCTGTCGGTACTAGTAAATAAGTACCGATGCAGACACATTTTGATGCCCGCCGATGCATCGCTCTGCATCAGTAAAAAACACGCTACCGATGCACCGTTATTCATCTATCTCACCCTCGCTCGCCCAGGTTCCAACGACGACAAATTTGCGCATCATTCGCGTCCTGTCGGGCCGCTCGATGACGCGCAAAGCGTCGTTGTCGATCCAGGTCGAGAGCATGTGCCGCACCTTTGCTCGAACGTAGGCGTCGCTCACATCGAGGTTCAATACGTCCGCGACGGCGTTGCCAACCCAGTCTTTAGCTCGATGGCTCTCGCGATACTCGCCTGCAGCCACGGCGCGCTGTACGGCCTCTAAGTCATTGCGAGTCACGTCAGAGAATGCGTCTGGCCACGTCCACGGCTCGACCGCGCCTACGTTGTCACCGTTTGCGAGCTCGACGCTCACCATCTTGCGCCAGGTGCTATCGGCGTTTGGCGGGCTAAGGTTGTTTTTGCTGTCGCCTTCCCTTGTGTACCGCCAGTGCTGGTCTTCATCGATCCCGGCGTTCCGTGCCTCTTCGCCGGTCATGCGCTGTAACCTGCGCACGAAGCGCGCGGCATCCACCAAGGCGCTCGCGCCCCTGGCGTCTGCGACGCTGGCGCCGCCGATACCGTTGTCCTTGCGCACGTGATGTACCAAGTGAATGGCGCAGTTGCTGTCAGACGCGACCTGAGCCCATCTCTTCACGACCATATCTATGGCGACGTTATCGTTCTCGCTCAGCTGGTGGCTGCTCACGAACGGGTCAACGATCACGCAATCGATGTCGTATTCTTTGATGTGCTGTGTGATCAGGTCCGCCGCCGGCGTCAGAATGTTTGCCCCGCCGATTGCAGTTGCGATCACTAGCGGCTCGTCTCGGCCACTGTTGACCAGTAATCGGTTGCCAAAATCGTCGCCAGACAGCCCGTGATGCTGTGCCAGGGCGTAGACCTTGCGATTGATCTCATCCATCGGGTCTTCGAGGTTCCAGAGCCAAACGCGGTGCTGCTTTGATTGCACGCCCATGATCGACTTGCCCGTCGCCATTGCGACTGCCTCAGCGGTAATGATCGTAGACTTGCCCAGCCCGCCTGGGGCTACCGTCACCGACACAACGCCGCGCGGATATGCGTAGCTGTAGACAAACTCGCGTTTTGGTAGCGCTGCCGGATCGCCCAATGTGAAGGGCTTGGGAGCTAATTTGTCGTATTGATTTGACTCGTTTTCTACTAGCGGCGCCGTGGGCACCGACTGCAACGGCTGCGCCTGCTCTCGCAGGTGTTTGCTGTGAATGCTTTCCACAATCCCACGCACTTCGTCTGAGTCCATCGGCGGGTTGTTCAGCATGTTGTAGATGTGCGCCTGCTCGTAGACCTTTTCCAACGGCATCTCATGCTTCAACCAGGAGCCCACCTTGCTAGCCATTTTGCTGTTGCGCTCGCCATGAGCGTCGCCGGCGTCGTAAATGGAAAACGAGCTCGTCACTATCTCACTAGAGGTGGTGTTGAAGCCTTTGATTAGCTGTAAATCGGCTGGGCCGAGCATCGGGAGCTCGCGCCACCAGACATCAACCCCTTCATCGTCTATGCGAGTGTAAATTTCGCCGCTTTCGTGCACTGATCCAGGCGATATTACGCAGCCGCCAATACCCCTTACATCAACCTTTTTCTGCGCGTTTGCGCTATTAAGTATCGGAAAATTGGGGTTTGCCTGGTAATAAAAATGCATCCCACGGCTAGTGCGCACGCGGCGCGGCGTTCGCGTCAGATTCCGCTCCAGCCATTCGATTGCACTGTCGCTGTCGCAGTCCACGACCACCACCTGGTGCCCCGTTAAGATTGCGTAATTGTTCTGCGCGAAACGCTCGCTGAAGTAGATCTCGTACTCTTCTTCGGTCGGCGGCTCTTCAACATGCCGCTGCCAGGAAACTATCGGGTGCTTCTTCGTGTTGTGCGCCGGCACAACGGTCAAACCCTCCTCTACCAAACGCCTCGCTTCCTCCTGCGCCGTACCCCCCACCGCAAGCACCTAATTACGAACCGCTTCGTATAAATCTGGGCGCAGACTTTCTCGCGCGATGCCGGTGATCTCTGCGACCTCAAGCACGCGCTCAGCAGGTATGCGACCGTTTTCTTTCCATCGGTACACGCCAGCACGACTCATGTTTAGAGCGTTGGCCAGGTCGCTCATTTTTATCTTCGGCCATATTTCATGTGGTGTCATGGCGCTGAGTGTACACTTATCGTAGACAGCGTCCCTGAAAATAAAACTGGAGCCTGAAAAATGTTGAAAACAATAAAGCGATATTGGCGTGGGGTGTCAGCAATGGGTGCCCTCGTTGCAAGACCGAAGGACACACGAGCAGTGTTTGTGATCAAGACCAACCTGAGCACGAAGGCGTTCCAACGTCACCTGAAGCGCTGGCGCGAAACGACAGTCGGAGCGCGGGTGTTAAAAGAGCGGTCGTCGC